ACCCGCAAAAAATGAACCCATCATCACAGCAGACGCACCAGCTGCTAAAGCTTTTGCCACATCCCCATTATTTTTAACACCACCGTCAGATATCAAACCACTAACTTCTGAATCTTTGATGTTGTCATAAACATCCATTACAGAAGCTAAAACTGGAACACCAAATCCAGTTACCACTCTGGTTGTGCAAGCAGCACCCCCTCCGATTCCAACTCTTACAGAATCAGCGCCTGCTGCCATTAAATCTTTATACGCTTCATATGAAGATACGTTGCCCGTCATGATATGAACATTATTGTCTACTAATGAACGAAGATCTTTTACTGCATCTACAACAATTTTAAGGTGTCCCAGGGCTACTTCTAAAAGTAAAACTCTGACTCCAAGATTTTTTAAGACTTGAAGATAATCCTTATTCTTTGACTCTTCAATAGACAAAGCAAACCCTACAAACTTGCTGTCAACATTTGATAAGATTGTCTTTAGTCTTATTATTCTTTCTTCAAAATTTGCATATCTAGGAAGTATTGCAAGACCACCTGAAGAAACAACCTTTTCTATCATTGCGTTGCTTGTTATAAAAGCCATTGGGGCCAAAATGATTGGTGAATTTAAATATATAAAAGCTTCTGGTCTGAATGGGTTACCTATAACAGTATTTAGTTTAATCTCACCTCGTGTGACAATATTAGATTTTTTTGGTACCAAAAGAATATCGTCAAAGCAGATAGACCTAGTGTTTGTATCTTTTTGCATATAGCCTCCATGTGTATGAGCAGTTTTAAATCATGCTCAGGATTTATTTTTATGCGCTAAGAATTTTTGCCAACGCATTAACTGTTGCTGCAATTCTTCCGATATCACGCAACTGCTCTACGCTATAGCCTTCTTCTTTTAACGTCTCATAATGCGCTTTTACGCAAAAATGACACTTGCCTATGATAGATGAGGCTAAAGAGTATGCCTCAAACTTTGCTTTTGTTGTCCCTCCATGGGATGCAATAGCATTCATTCTAAGCTGTGCTGGCAAGCCCTTTAGATTTTGATCGTCCGCCATTTCAATGAACGGATACCAAACATTGTTCTGTGCCATAATAGCACCAGCTGTTAAGGCGGCATTCTTCTCGACTTCGTCTGTTGCGCTTGCAACAATAAAGGTAAGAAGTTTAGAATTACCTGTAGCAAAAGCTGCTGCTATTGCAAGGTAGGTTGCATGCTCTGGGTCAACTGTAGATCTGTTTATAACAGCATCTAAGTTTAACTTAATGTCTTTTGCATATTCTGGCAAAGAGTCCTTTAGCTGGTCAACCCATGACATTATAGAGTTTCTCCGCCCAAGGAACGATTGCATGCACATAGCTCTCCCGTTTGAAGAGCGTCTAGAATACGCAAGGTTTCGTCTGGGTTTCTTCCAACATCTAGATTGTTAACAGTTACATGCTGGATAATATTATCTGGATCGACAATAAATGTAGCACGATATGTAACTCCAGATGAATGGTGAATACCAAGATCGTTTGCTAGCTGGTGTGCTGTGTCAGCAAATGACCAAGAGTTTGTTTTCTTTAGGTCTTCATGAGCATTACGCCATGCAACCTTACAGAACTCATTATCTACTGATCCAGTCATAAGAACCGCATCACGATCATTAAAATCATTTACCAATGCATCATATGCAACAATTTCTGTTGGACATACAAATGTAAAGTCCTTTGGATAAAATACAATAATTTTCCATTTACCCTGGAAAGAATCTTGATTTAATACCTCAAAAGAACTGTCTTCATAACTTAGTGCACCTGGCTTAACTCCAGTTACAGCAAAGTTGCCTAACTTATCTCCGATTGTCTTCATTTTTCTCCTTATATAAGTGGGAATCACCCGTGTCCCCAGATGGTCTCGAACCATCGACCCGCAGATTAAAAGTCTGCTGCTCTACCAACTGAGCTATAGGAACTAATGTATTTTGCTGGGGATGCTGGACTCGAACCAGCGACCTAGAAGTTAACAGCTTCCCGCTCTGCCTGCTGAGCTAATCCCCAATTGCACCCCTGGCTGGATTCGAACCAGCGACCAACAGATTAGAAGTCTGTTGCTCTTCCTCTGAGCTACAGAGGTAAAAATAAATTATACTATTAAAAATCAAAATCTTCAATAGCATCTAGCGGAATTATACCTTTGCTTTTTGCAATCTCATATCCCTCTAAAGTAAAATTAAATGTAGCATTTAAATCTTCATCATAATCAACCTGAACTAAATCGTGATCAAGTAAATCTAGTAGCTCTGCATCTATGTACTGCTCATGAGCTTCCCACAATTCTGGGGCCAGCTCTCTTGTTGTATTTTCATTTAACTCAAAGATAGCTTCCCCATCTTCAGTAAACCCAGCAATTCTTATTGCACCAATATCAATATAATGCTGTATCTTACCAATGATTTCTTCTTCTTCAAAATCATCAAACATGCTACCTCCCGTGCAACAAGTAGGACTTGAACCTACGATTACCGAATTATGAGTTCGGGGCTTTAACCAACTAAGCTATTGTTGCCTAGTTGAATTATAGTATTTAACTATCGGTTTTGTCAATAGATTGCTCAACTATCTGCTGAACATACTCTGAAAAATGTTTTCTTATACTGCCTGGAGGCCGCTTCCCTATATCTGACCATACTCTCTTATATTCATGTATATTATCAAATGTGGTGGGGCAAACCAAAACACCTTCGTACTCTTTTAATCTTGTTGGAAGAGGCACATGCTTACTACAGCATTTACACTCTTTAGCTTTTTCTTGGTATATACTCATATTATTTCCATTCCATTTAACGCATCAGAAAGATCTTTTGGCATTGCAGATGGAGCCTTAATTAAATTAGGACTTTCCATCGCTGTAGCCTCCCTATACTGTTTCTTTACAGATGAATAATCGTGTACTTCTATGTCCCCAAATGCTGTCCTTGTTAAACTGATAGAGTTATATATAGATCCGCAAACAGCATCTGCAAGGTCCTTAGAACCTTTTCTTGGGTGATCGACCTTATCTCTCATAATTCTTAGCTCAAGCAATTCATCGACTAGCAATGGTATGTGCGGACCCCTAAGTCTTTCCTCCATAACAACCATAGCCATATCGTCATAGTGTTTTTTTGCTACAGACAATGTTTCTGTATTTATACCATACTGTCTTAGCTGCTGCATCATGTCATGAGAATTCCATCTGTCAAATGTGCACAGTCTAATATTAAAACCTCTAGATCTTAAAGACAATATGTAATCTCTAACCTCTCCAAAATCTACAGACTTGTCTGAAGTTGGCGTCCAATACATTACAGCATCTACCTTAACAATTGGGGCTGGCTGAGAATATGTATCTGTTACTTTTACGCTGACCCACTTCTCCACATGTGCCATTGATACGGCACAGTGGTCATGCTTTTGAGCTAAGTCAACATGGATGAAATAATCTTTATCTTCTTCTGGCACAAACCAGTCTTCAAATCTTCCAAACCCATCTACGGCTAAAGATAAGTCATTAAAAGCCATCTCAATTTTTTCACGAGATTTAAAGAAAGCGTCAATTGCTTCTGGAGGCATGCAAGCAAATCTTCCAAGGGCATCGGTGACGTCTCTGTAAAAAGCAATTTTAAAATCTTCGATACTTCTAGTTGGATTCACTTCCCATGTCGGCCTTCTAATGGCATAAACTTTAGGATACTTGTAGGAAATAATTTGATCTTCATCCCAGAATATTTCAAATTCATTACCGACTGTATTGTCTGGAAGGTCTGGGTCCAACTTAAACTTATATGATCTAGAAATAACTTCTTTCTCAGATATAATCTCATTGTATCTTTGTTGAATATAATCGTTTTTAAATCGTGGAAAGGAAAGAAGAATTACTTTACCATAATCTGGGAAACGTGAATCAACCGATGCCCTGTACATATCATAGATCCCACTTGCAGTTTTTGCTTGATCATGACCGCTTGTACTATCTAGAGCAAAGCCAGAAATCTCATCTAGGACTGCAACTAAAACGTTAT